TAACCAAACTCTTGCTCCATTAACATTTGTTTTATTTGAGCTTCGCGTTCTAGTTTTTGTATTTCAAACTGAGATTTACCTTGCTCTAATTGTAACTTACTTTCTGTTAACGCTTGTTGTTTTTGCACTTCAGCTAAAGCAGCTTGCTCAGAAGCTTGAGCGTTAGCTTGAGCTTGCGCTTGTATGTTTTGTTGTTGCGCGGCTGCAGCAGCTGTGGCTCGTTCTTTTTGTTTTTGTTTTAAATATTGATTAGCTAATTTAATATTTTTAATTTGTCTAATATCAATAGCATCTTCTAATCCTATTTGCCCACCTTGCAATACAACTTGTATATTTTGCTCTAATCTTTGTTGCTCTTCTTGGTCTGGTTCTAATTCTAAAAATATACCAAACTCATGCATGTTTAGCTTTTCTATATCTTGCAAAGAACCAACATTGTATTGATTTATGCAGCTTATTAAAGCATTTTTAGTAAGCGGGAACTCTAGCATGTCTGCAGCACGTAAACTTATATTTTCTGCAGTTCTAATTGTTAAATACATAAGAGACTGTAGTATATGTTTTGTGGCTGTGTTTGAAGCAGCGGCTGCTAGTTTTTGCAAACCTACTAAAGCGTTTTTATCCGGTTGACTACCGTCACGAGCTTCGTTTAGCCCCGTCACGTCGCGTATCATTTGTAAGTAATATTGATACGTTTGTACCAATGCACCTATTTTAGCTTGACCATTTGATGTTTGTAATTCTTGAATCGGTACTTTACCAGGATTCATATCACCATCGACGGTCTTAGATCTACCTACTATACTACCAGTTTGGAAGTACATATTTAAAGCTTCTTGAGGATTGTAGTTTGTACCATTACCAAGATCAACTTCTGCTAAACCGTCGACATCTACAAATACTCCATCTGGCACCATTCGAGCTAATACCTGTTGTATTTTTAAGTGTGTTAACTGAATCATATCAGCAAACCCAACGCATTTACTTACAACACTCTCTATTCTACCTTTGTAAATTCTAGGAGCAGATATGTTATAGTTCATTTGAACTTTAGTCTGATCACTATATGGCCTAGTCATGTTTTCAGATAATTGCCATTTAAGCATTTTTTCTTGACCAAGTATTTTAGCTCCGCTGTATAATACTTCTATAGCTCTATGTACTCTTTCAAAGTTTTCATTTTCAGGTGGGTTAAAATCTCCTGGCTTTTCTAAAGCTTTTTCTAAACCTTGATCTGTTTGTTTAATTTTAAATACTTGATTATTGTATGTTTTGTATTCAAAATATAAGACTTGTACATTATTGTAACTATCGTCTTGACCCCAATAGTTTCTAGTGTAATTAGAATCACCTGGATATTTCTGTATTTCCTCCAGATCTGAGTCTGTTAAATATGGAAACTGCTTTTTAACCTCTTGTAAACTTACACTTTTTACTTCACCAACATAGTATACATCTTCAAAGTTAGGATCTTCTGTGTATGAATAAACCAAATTAGCAGGATCTACATAATCAACAGTAATACCATTTGCTAAATTAAAATCTGTTTTAACACAGCTTATACCTAACACAACTAAATCGTAAGCTAATCTTTTCTTTATTTCGTCATACTTGTTATAATTGAATACATTTTCAATTAATTCTTCCTCGGCTATTTCAATAGACTGCTTGTAACTAAGCTGCATGTACAGCTCTAGTTCTTCTTCATTTTGAGGCAAAGCGTCTGGATTTACACTAGAATAAAAGTTTTGACCCGTTGCTTGATTTAAAGATTCAATTTGCTCACGACTCTGCATGTCTTTTATAGCATCAAAAACATATTGAGTTCTTTGTTTTATTGCAAAAGGATCGCTAGCAAAAGATTTTATTTCATAACCTTTATCAGTCATGCCATTCACTACAATATCTACAAACTTAGATAATACAGCAACTGGTTTCCAGTCTAAATTTAAATAAGACAAATCACCGTTTATAGACAATTCATCTTTATATTTAGCTACAGACTGTTCGCCTCTAGCATACAATCTTAATCTATGAAAATCTTGCCAGTTATTTCCAAAACGACCGCCAGCGCCTAAGCCACGATCACCTCTGAACCATTCATTTTCAATAGCTCTACCTACTTGGAAACCGTAGTCTAAAGTATTCTTTTCTGCGTCTGGTACCACCTGACTTGGAAATGAACTATTAACATTAGTGTAAATCATCTATTTTATTATTTTTGATGTATAACCTGTATTGTCATATTTGCCAAAGCTTAGACTAACTGGATCTTTTTGTATTAACTGAACTGGAGTATATTTGTTTTTATTACAAGCCATTATAGCTAAGCCAGAACTTATTGTTGCATCAAACTTTGTTCTGTTGTTTATATTAAACTTAGCCCAATCTTCTAGCGTTCTTTGAAAATACATATTTCCATATTCATTTTCTTTTAATCCTACATAATCTTCTATGTAAGACTCAATAGCAGCGGCGTGCGCTTGCTTAATATCTTCTGATGAGTTAGGTATTCCACCTATCTCTCTTTCTGTAACTGAAAGCTTGTTGTAAAGTTTATCAGGTCTATTTATAGAGAACTTTCTATAACCTCTACGCTTCAAGTAATATAGTAATCTTGGTTTGTTATTCTCTGCTAGTATAGGCATACCATAAAAATGTAATGCCATGAGTACATCTTCAAAGAATATCTCTGCTGTTGGTGGTCTTGATATATATTCTAAAAAAAACATATTAAACGGAGCGTCTTCCATGCTGAACTTAGTTAGACCGTGTAAAGATCCTTTAGATCCTTGTTTGTCTACAGTTCCTGATATATCATAACTGTCACAACCAAAAGCACCAATATGTTCGTTACCAGGATATTTAACTCCATTTTTTATTATTACACGATTTTGTAAATTTGCAGGTGGAATCCAAGAAACTAAAAACCTACCATTTTTTTCAGGGTAAAAATTAACTGTAGTATCTTTTACACCACCAGCCCATTGAAAATTACCTTGTGTAACTAAAACTTTATTTTTAATATCTTCATTGTAATCTATTTGCTCATATAGTTTGGTTAGATTAAATAAAGATAACTTTGCCTCATCTCTAAATGCGTGTTTCTCTGTACGAGGAAACTCACGATAATATTCATTTAAACTATCCTGATCATCTTTAAGACCATCAACTTCGTTCTCCCAATGTTCTATAACCCCTGTTGTTATTAAATCACCCTGCGCGTCTTTAACCGCGTCTTTCGGCGTTTCGAATACAGGTAATCCATAAGAATCAATGAATCCTTCGTAGTTCCATTCCATAGGTATGAACAAACTATATAATCCTGAGCTAGTCTGTCCATTGCGGTTTCTTTTTGTAACGTCTGAAGCATAGTATAATTTTTTAAAGTTTGCACCACCTTTATCTAAAGCGTTACTTGTAGATCCCATCATGCACTTACCTACAACTTTACTACCTAGTCTTAATGTCGTCTTCGTGACTCGCCAGTTGTTGAGGATGTTGTCCGGCCTCTCCCATTTACCCGATTCGTCGTGTACGAGGAGCTTGAGCTTTTCACCGTCATACGAGTTGTCTCCTGTGTTCTTCCAGTCGATCGTGGTGTCGAGACCGTCGATCTCCTGTGGTGCTTCACCTTGATCAAGTTTTCTTCTGGTAAGTTTCGACGCTGGTACTCTGTAGGCGAGCTCTGTTTTTGGTCTGTCCATACCGTCTTGGATTGGTTTGAAAAAGAACGGGTAATTAATGGATATTGGTACAACCTTATCGGTGAACATTTTTTTAGCGTCAGCCCCAGACTTGGACAATATGCCGAACCGTGAATCAGATGATATTGTGGCCATGTTAACAGTTTCCCCTGATGCCATGAATGAAAAACCAGAGCGTCGGTTTTTGAGGTAGGCCATTCCATAACAACGCTGGTCGGCTTTACACGCTTCCCAGAATATAAAGAAAAGCCTATTTGACTCTCTGTAATCGGCTGCGCCAACGTCAATTTTAGACCACTGCAAGTACATGTAATGAGTGCCAGTGATATAAGTAGGAACGCCCTTGTTATAAAACCAGAAACCTTCATCACGTCTTTTAAACTCTGTATCAATGTAATCATACCATTGCTCTTTAAAATTAGAAGGATAGCGCTCCCAGTCAAATACACTTTTTATTTTAGACAAAGCTTTAGGGTATTCTTCTTTAACCCAAAACTGTTTTTCTACTTTATCAGAAGAACTATAAACGTTATCTGGAGCTAAAGGTAAAGCTATTCTTAGATTTTGTATTTCAATAACATCACCTACAGTACCATCTCTACTTATAATTATAATATCGTTTTCAACATCATAACCATACTCCCATTTTTTATACCTATTATTTTTCTTTAAAACACTAGGCTTTATATGGTCTTTTATTACTTTTACTAAAGACTGCTCGTACATTACTTTGATCTACCCTCAGCAAAACCTCTAAAACTTTTTTCTTTAGTTTCTCCGGGTTTATCTTCAAGCATATTTTTTTCTTCTTCTATTCTAGAAAGTATTTCGAAAGCATCGAATATAGCTAGCTTTTTAGTAGCAGCTGCATTTTTAAGTCTATCTGCAGAAACATCATCTTCAGTGTTAGTGATAATTTTTTCTTCAGCTACCTTAATAAGCTCGTTAACTGCTTTCTGCCCAGCTCGGATTATATTCCTTCTCGTTTCCTTTGAACTCATACTTAACTAAAATATCATTTGATTGCATACAATATAGTCTTTGTTTATTTATAATAAACTCAAACTCTCTATTTGATTTAAAACCAACTAGATCACCTTCATATATACCAAGTGACTCTAAGGTTTTATTACCTATCTTTACTATACCTTTATTTTTTTGTTCTGGCTCTTGAGACCAAGTGTCATTATTTTTTATTGGTATAATAAAACAATGGTCACGAACTGGTAACCATTTTACCATACGTTTGTAAAGATATATTTGATCGTATTGACATAAGTACCTATTGTCATTAAATGTTTTACTACTATCAACTTCTTTACCTTGATGGTTATAATATCTTCTAAATACATTATGGTGTATAATTACTTTATCACCTTCTTGTATTGGCGTATCAAAAGCAGTTGGCACAGTAAGTACTGTAGCTGTTCTGTTTATTAACTTAAAGTTTTCTATACTAGAATTAACTATAAGTTTATCGCCATTTATATCAACTTCATTATTATACCTTTTACCGTCTGGTATAACTATAAAATCAAAAACGCTTTTCATTAATATTCTAAATCATATTCAACGGATATAGCCATGTTAGAATTAAATTTCTTCCATGGCAATACCTCATTGTTTTTCTTTATGAATATGTTATAAGAAGCGTCTTCATCTTCAAACAGAATATGTGATATCTCATGACCACCGTAGACCTGCTGGCCTAACGCGTAGTGCATAGCATCATTCTTGTAATCAGAACCAATACTGATTTTTCTTATAACAGTACTCATTAGTCCTCTGATTTAACAACACTTAAATCACTGTCATCTTCTTTTTCGATTTCAGTGTAAGTGCCGGTCTCTAAATCAATATTAATAGATCCATATTTTTCTTCTAATTGCTTTTTAGTCTCTTCAATACTTTCATTGATACCAGCAATTTTATGTAGCAACGCGTGCTTGCTTGCTTCTAATTGACCTATTTGATTTACTACTTGACCTAATTCTGTTTGTTGATCTTTAACCTGTTTAAGCTCTTCAGCTGTAATTGATTGTGACATTTAATTTAATTTTATTATTGTTTACTTTTTTTTGACTTCTCCCAAGTACGACCTACAAAATAAGCGCCGTATACTGTAATTAATAATGACTGAAATATTGGGATA